GCGAATTGTTGAGGTCATAGACCTTGATCGAGCCGTGAAGATCATCTGGATCAAACCGGATTGTGATCTTCTTCCCGGCATGTTGGGTGAGCGTGCTATTCCAGTAGCGGTTGCCCTGATAATGAATTTCGCCATTGCCCTTTTGTGTGCGGATGACCTCGGATGCGAGTAGCCAAAGCGATTTCTGTGCGGCAGTCGGCTGACTGACGATTGCCGTTTCAATGCTGGCCGCAAAGGTATCGTCAAAGCTGCGACCGGCACAATTTGCCGCCCTGCGTCCGGCCTGCGCGTTATGTTCAGCGACCTGTTCCGAAACATGCATATGGAAATCAGAAAGCGGAATGGCGCGGCTACCGTAATTCTCCGGTTTGTTGGCCGTGGTGTTGCCGGTATAAGCCCCGGCGCAAAATGGGTGCTTCGATATGTTCTCGGCCAGATCGCGCCATGCGCGTTCGATCGGCTTTGACTGGCCTGAAAAGGGATTGGTCCAGTGGACTTCCACACCAAGCGTCGTCAGCAGGCCGCGCGGGTCCTCATCCTTCACCTTGAAGCGATATCGATTGGCGGTGCCACCCGAAATCCAGTGCGAGGCAAAAGCGCGACCGTTGTCGAGAACGATTGCTTCAGGAATACCGAAATTTTCCACCATGTCCCCAATGACGAGGCGAACGGTTTCCTTGTTTTCACTGTCCGACAATCGCCAAGAAAGGATTTTGCCGGAGTACAGGTCTTGTATCCCAAGCAGGAACATGCGCACCGGCGCTTCGGACCATGGCACCTTCACAAAGACGTCGAGCTTGTGGCCGTCCATGTTCACCACCTGCATCGGATGCAGGGAGGCACGGCTGCGGCGCTGTGCTGGATAGAGCGTTTTGGCTTTTTCCTTACCGTCGCGGGCCAAGGTCTGCACCTCGGCTGGGACTTCTGCATCCAGACGGCGACGCAGCGCACGTTCCGAAGGAACCGGCGTCCACTTGTTCTTTTTCGCCACCTTCACCATGCGCCGATAGCAGGCGGAGAAGCTCGGCTTCTCCGAGCGCAAATAGTCTGACATGAGAAAATCCCAAGCCGCGTCATCGCAAGGTGAACGGCTTTCATCAGCCGAAAAGGACGGAGCAAGAGCAGCCAACCAATCGGCGCGATCTTGGTGTTCGATCAGCTTCCACCAACGATATAATGAGCGAAGACTGCCGCCGAACCGCTCACGAGCGAGTTCAAGGGCAGTATTGACCTTAATATCGCCGCCCCGCATAAGTTCGTCCGCATGGCGCAAAGCTTCCAGACGGCGTTCACATCGTGCTTTATGTTCTGCTGAAAGGGCATTAAATCGCGCCCAAAGCGCCGTCTTGTTCTCAGTTTCGGCATCGCGGTCATCATTGGCTGGCGCGCTGTGCACAACCCGAAGTCGGGTGCGGGCCGACTTCGGTAGTAGATCAACATGATACTCCCAACCACCGCCACGCCGTTCTGCCACGCGAGCTTTGCCCGCGACAAATTTCCAACCCGATGCTTTGGCTAATTTGTCCATGCCGCGCTGCGAGTGCGGCAAGTCGGGTAATCTGTATGAGGCGAGTTCGGAAAGAGTGAACCATTCCTTCATGACTGACCCCGGCGCTTTACATTCACGGGCACGGACATGAGCTTCTTGAGTTTAGCTTTCAGTTCGCGCTGTTGCTGCTGGACGGCAGCGATTTCCGCAAGTCGCACCTCGTCGCCTTCTAACAACGTTAGGCCGTCTTCAGAAACTACCATATCCCAGAGCCAGACCGCGCCGGTTGCGCGAACGAAGGCTTTAAAGCGCACAAGGCTGATGTCGTGAGTTGCCCGACTTTCCGCCGTATAGGCGTCAAGCGCTGCTTTGGTGAGGTTCGGAATGCCAAGATACTGTGCCATACGCGCCGCAATGACAGGGCGCTCATAAGGGCACTGCCGAATTGCCTCGGACATGGCGCGGCGCAGCTTGGAGCGGAAACGCGGCAAGTCAATCTGCGAAGCCGGTGCCCGAACCGGGAATAGTTCTTCGGGAAAGAAATCGAATTGATCAGGATGTAACTTGCTCATGCCGCATTCTCCTGAGCGCCCGTCTTGCCAGCATGTGCCAGCATTCGCGCTCTGGTTTCAGCATTCGCGCGGCTCCAAAGTTCAACAAAATCAAGGAAAAACTTTTCCTGCTTATCTGTCGCTGGCGGGCGTGGTGCATCTTCAATCAGCTGTAACGCTTTGCTCAAGTCGCCTTCTTCCCGGAAGGCGATTGCAGCACGGCGCTGCATGGCGGGTTCCAGCTTTGCAAGCTTCAAGAGAGCCGCTTGATTGTCGGCAATCGAAGTGCCGCGGACAGCGGCGCGGACATCTGGGTGAAGATGTTGTGCGATCTTGTTAAGGCGCTCGACAGAACGCTTGGAAAGGCCAAGACGGTCGGCGACGTGTTCGGAAAAGCTGACGGTTTCGGTTTCGCCATCGAGCAAAGCGACAAGTTGTCGTTTTGCTCCCTGATCGCCGCCGCGCGTGATTGCGCCGTTCTTTTCTTCCCACAATTCGCGATATGCTTTGACGAACTCAGCACGGTCGATGGCGGAAAGCTCATTGCGAAACAGGTTTTCAGTGATCTCCTGAAGGGCTGCTTCGGTCTTGTCGGCCTCGACAATCAAAACATCGATCTCACTGGCGCCGTTGAGAACAACGCCGCGCAAGCGATGTGCGCCCGCAATCAGAGTGTACTTTCCACCTTTGGCGTTGGGCGTAAACCGCACGGTGATTGGGTTCAAAAGCCCGTGCTCAGCGATCGATAGTGCGATCGCCTGAGCGTGATCTTCCTCGACCGCGCGAAGCCTATCGGAAACAATAATATCGGCTATGGCAATACGCTTAAACTCGGCCATTATGCTGCTGCCTTCTCAAGTTCTTGATTAAACAGGTCGGCGGCGCGGTTCGCCATCCGCAGGTAGGCGCGGTGGAAAACCGGACATTCGAGCCTTGCATCAATTGTTCGGATCGCAGTCGCGACTGCCGATCGACGTCGTGCCTGCATGATCACTATGCGGCGACGCGGGACCCCAAACTGTGAGGCGAGAATGTGAACGGCAACCTGTCGAGCTAGGATTGCATCAAACCATTCACTAGGTGGGTCGATGATGTTGCGTAGGGCAATATGCCGAAATCCAAGTTGAGCACCGGCATAGCAACAAGCAAGCATGGTCTGGAGACGTTCTTCCTCGGAAAACGGGTTGAACATAATTCACCCCTCAATCTGGCGGATCGCGCTAATCGCGACCGCTGCGATAGCGGAAACGATGATCCAGACGGTTGGATAGATCGTGACCATTCGGGTGACGTTGTGGTGAAACCCGCAGCAATTTTCTGTGGCAATTTTGTCATTGAGTTTCGGCATTGTGAGCCTCGCGCAGTTCTGTGATTGTTTGGGTTGTGGCGCGGCGGTGCATTCGAGATATCAGCCGGGACGGACCTCGCGGGGGCATAATCCGTCTTGTCGAACACGCAGTTTGCGATGTCCGATGTAAGGCTAGAATATCCTTTGCGCCGCCGCACCACGCATCACGCAGCGTCCTTGTGGGGAACGGGAACGGGCTTGCCGCGTGATGATCTGGAAGGGTATTCAGAAACGTGAATGCGATTCCGCTTCTTCGGATAGCGATCGCAAAAGACGACCTCGACCGGAAAACCCAACACGTCGGCAATGGCACGTTCGGCGGGTTCGTTGGGGCGGGTCCAGATATTCTTGACCCCGGACAAGGATAGTCCATAGTCTTTGGCTATGCCCGCTAGCGTTTTCTTCTGACGACGCAAGCGGGAAAGTATCTCGTGACGGTCCCATACAACGGGGTCTGTCATGGGGTTTCTCCTCAAGAAGCGGATGTTGGCCCATCCGCTTTTTGTTGGTTCGTTTTGTGCAATTGTTGCCGGTCAATTCCGGCGACCAAAGTAGGGATAATGCAAAATCCGGGATATGTAAACCCGGAATTTGCATTAATTGGTGTTGGCTGTGGCTAGACCTGAAACGGCTAAGACGCCGCTCGCTGCGCGGCTGCGGGAAGTGCGAAGAGCAGCGGGTGACATTCCACGCGCTTCTTTCGCGGAACAGCTCTCAATCAGCGAAAAGACGCTGGGGAATTATGAGCGGGGAGACAACGAGCCAACGGCGTCGGTGTTGGGCGTTTATCAATCTGTGTTGGGGGCAAACCTGCATTGGATCATTACTGGCGAAGGCAGCATGTTTGACGCTGACAGATCGCCAGCTCCCAAACTGCCAGTTATCGAGCCAGTATTAATCCGCAGGCTAGGCCAACTCGTGGACAGCACATTTAAGGAGGAAGAAGGGCGTATCCGCGATATTGATTTGGTTGTAGAAACGGGCAACGCCTACAATGATCTCTGCTCACTGGTCGATGATCTGCACGACACTGAAGCCATCGAGGAAGCATTACCGCTCATAAAGCGACGACTAAAAAAGCGAATCTCGGACGCTGCAAATGATCCTTCTAATCGTAAACGCTCGGCTTAATCCTTGTGCGTACGCAAAGCAGCTCCGCCATCGAACTTTGACTGCAGAGCAAGTTTAGCAATTTAGGTGAGGAATTAACGGTCGCCCGTAATACGAAGGCAGATCATGCCTGTTCGTGCAAGCGTGCCAGTGCGCACTTGAATTCGAGTGCCAAAAGTACGGGTCTGTTCTGGTGGTGAAAATTCGGCCGGGGGACTGGCGGACATCGCAAAGCTCGGCAGCTTATCTTTTCCGAACCCTAAAAATTCCGCACTCCATGCCACATTTTTGGACGTGCGGTTTGTGACTGAGAAAGCAATTTCTAAGCCCGTTAAAAGCTTATTTGGCGCTTCTAATTGCGAACCTTCTTTAACAACAAAATTGTTAAGCTTGAAATCATCTCCCCCGCCGTCAATCTTGCTGAACTCACTTACATCGA